AAAGATACTTACCTCTTCCAATGCCACCAAAACATCTTGTAAGAAATCAACGTCAAGTAAATCCATATCGAGTTCACTGAACTCTAAATCATCCTCAGCTAGATAATCATCTGCTAAGTAATCTGTATCGAGATCAGTGAAATCGAGAATATTGTTATCAACATTCCCACTTCCAGAGTCTCCTTTATTTTGTTCTTCTTTAATTTCATTTGGTGGACTCACGATAAACATATTGTCTATCATATTTAAATTTATATTATCCAGAACTACTGGTTGAGTGGGTATAGTACTAATACTTGACACCATTGTAGCTTGATATGCTTCGGTTAAAGTTACTACACCACCTTCGTTCGTTACTGTTATTTCTCCGCTAGGAGAACAATCACCATCAATAGTACATTCTGTTTCTGGTAGAAGTATAACTAAACTTCTTCCTAATTCATCTACTGAGGTTGTAAAATCTGTACCCCTAATGCCAATTGTTGCAGTAGGAGTTTCAATTTTAATATTTTCTCTAGGTACGAATCCTAGTTTCCCTGTTGAAAATCTAGCTGTGCCTGAAACAAAATTCATTGCCATTCTAGCATCGGCTTTCTTATTTGGGTCATAATAATATTCAGTTAATGTTACTTCTGTATGTTCAGTTAATCTTACAACTGAATCATCCAAAAATTTCATTAATATTCTACCATTTGCTGTTTCGACGTGGTCCATTTGTTGAACACCTAAACCAAGTTCAGTGATGATACTCTCTCCTTCTCGAGTTATACCACCACTGCCCTTGTGTTCTTCAATACCGCCAATGTCATCAGCAAAAGCTACTGAACTAAATAATAAGCTAGTCGCCAGTATCTTTTTGCTTAATGTCAACAACAGCGTTTTCTGTGTCAAAATCTGCATTAATTACTCCGTAGCAACCGGTAACACCAGTTGGACATGTACCTGATGATTGTAATATATCGATATCTCCATTACTACCAATCCATTCCATGGTAAGTGATTGATCTGAACCATCAGATTGAGTTGTTAAGAAGTTATTAGAACTTCCAACTACATCCACATTCCATGTAACATCATCAGCTTCGATATCTATATTCCAAACATTAGAACTACCAGTAATATCTAAGTCAAAGTCTAATCTTTCAGATGAAGCACTATAACCCCAATCTATATCGAAAGTATTAGAACTACCCGTAACGTCAACATCCATTACAGATGAATCAGCGCTGCCACCATAACCTACGTTCCAATCCCATATATTTGAATTACCTGTTAATTTTAAATCAACATCAGTGCTATCAAATAGAGTTGGACCAAAGATCTGGTTCAAATTACCAATCATATCAATATCCATAGTAACAGTATTACCAGTAAGTACCCAATCAGTAGCACAAGCTCCTGAAGAAATTGATCCACATAATTTATTGCCATAACCAACCTGGTCTATGGTTAAATTAAGCGTGTCACCACTTTGATCTAGTAATATTTCATTGTCATTAGTTCCAGCGTGTATTAACACAGGGCATAATAAAAGAGTAAATGCTATAAATTTTTTATTCAACATTTTCATTTTTATTTTCCTCTATTGCGTGAGCCTCGTTTGTCCCATCATCTTGATGAGGGTGACGATGCCCAGCTTTTATTTTCCAAAATCCTCTATCGTGACCTTGGTATATTAGTTCCAAAACGGCAGCTTCGATCGTTGATCTTAAAGATCTAGTTACCGATTCGTTTTCAGTCATACCATCTTCTATTTCTACAAGATTAGTACTCATATCAACAAATTTAAAAACATCATAACCATTTGCGACAGACAAAATAGTCTTTGATGTTTGCACATTTAATAAAATCTCACCCGTCAATGTGCTAACGGCTCTCAAATGCACAGTTACGATATCTCGTCTGTAGGCTCTTTGTGTACCTACACCCAAATATCTAGCACCTGCTCCTCCAGTTTCGATGTTAGTATCAAATCCTATAACACCTCCTTCTAGAATAATTCCAGCAAAAAGTAAGGGTGCTAACCCAGTTTCGTCCTCTTCGCCGTATTGTTGTCTTGTTGTCCTAACAATCTGTCTTTCTCTTGTTAGATGGTCTATACCTACTCTTTCGACTACTCTAAACCATTTCCCCTTTCCTGCAGTTTTCAAGGCATCAATTAACATAGTATCTGATCCTTGTGATACTGCAGTACTAAACATTGCCACATCCCCTTTTTGTTTTCTCTGACCTGTTTGGTCATTAAACTTATAAACAGCAACTATTGGCTGTTTTTCAGGGGCTGGCAATTCCAGCAATTCTTGGTGCGTTGGTAAATGAACCACTACTGGTCTTTCTACGCACTCTCCTTTTATTGCCATTATTCCTTTAGTACAACTATCAGTCATACTAGGGAATGATGCGCAACTGGTTATTAGTATCGAAGCAATTATTACACCGAGACTTTTACCCACCTGATCCAACACTTCCTGCTCCTATTGGGATAACAATAACTGTTTCCGATCCCTCTGAGTCAGTGATAGTCATAATGATAACTTCTTCACCTTGATTACAGGCATATATAGAAGCATCACACGTTGTCCTTTGATAGTTTATTGTGTTTCCTTCAATAACAAAACTACCAAAATTTGACACAGAGCAAGTTGGATCTGTTAAATCGCATTGTCTAAATAAATTTTCAACTAAGTCTTTACTGATTTGAGCATAAATTCTGCTTTCCAGATTTCTCATAAACTTAGCTAGTGTTGTGTTTTCGGCATCTCTCTGTGCCTGCAATAAAGCTGATTCTATATCATCTTGTATTGCCTTTTTACGAGAGAATTCTTGGTTTTCAATGGTCAAATAATGTGATGAAGTCCCAATACCACTAAAGGAAGGACTTTTAAACTTATGAACCAACTCATCTGATTCAACATTACCGGCTATTCCCAATAATGCAAATACAGCAAAAAATGTAATTATTTGTTTATTTGTCATCTTCTTTTCTCTTCTTTTCGTTTTCACGATATTCTAGTACAACATCAACCTTTTGTTGAAGTCGTATTAAGTCTTGATCTAACATCCTTGTTTGATCTATAACTCTAATTAGAGCAACATGCATTTTTTCTAAAGCTGGGTCTATTTTTTCATTTATAAATTGCCAAATGAAAAATATAAAGTAACCCATACCAACAGCCATAATAATTGGAAAGCCGTAATCGGATATTGCCTGAGCTATATCCATTAGTCTCTTCGTACGTCGAGTTTACCATCCTCTATAAAGTTTTCTGCTCTTGCAACCCTTTCAATATCGGGTCTTAATTCTAAAGCGGATGAAACTAACATATCTATTTTTATCATTTCATTACTCATAGTTCTTGCTCTATTTTCTAAGCTTTCACAAAAAATTGTTAATGTTTTTATTTGGTCTACTATACCTTCTAATATCTGTTTTAATACTAAAAAAATAAAAAAGCCCATTACTAATGCACCTGCTATAGGCGCGCCGACGTCTGCAATTAATGTGAATATTTCACTCATACATCTATTTATACAGTTTAATTATTTAAATGTGACAGAAACGCCACATCCGCACGCCATTTCTACGTTTGGATTTGCTATTTTAATGTTTTGATTAAATGCTTCTTTATGGAAATCTAAGGTACTACCTTCGATTAATGGTTGTGATGTTGGATCTATAACTATCATGAATTTACCAAAGTCTAATATATTATCATCTTCTTTGATTTCTTCAGCGTATTCTATAAGGTATTCGAATCCACCGCATCCACCACCTTTTATCCCAACTCTAATAGCTGGGTCTAGCATTTCTTTGGTTTCTTTTAGGAAGTGCTGAATTGCACTATCAGTGAGTTCCAACATATTGATTATGTTTCCTATACGCTGTTTTTTCTTCCCAATTTTCAATTGCTTTTGATATTGATTCTTCGGCTAAAACAGAACAATGTAATTTTATAGGAGGTAATTCAAGAGCTTCAGCAATATCTTTATCTTTTATTTCTTTTGCTTCTTGAATTGTTTTACCTTTTAACATTTCTACAAATAATGTGGATGAGGCAATTGCTGAACCACACCCATAAGTCTTGAATTTTACATCAAGAATTCGGTCATTTTCATCGAGTTTAAGTTGAAGTTTCATGACATCTCCACAAGCTGGAGCTCCAACCATTCCAGTTGCAACATCGCCATCGGTAGGATCAAATCTACCTACGGAATGCTTTGCTGGTTCGTTTAAAACAGAATTGAACCTTTCAACAACCTGTTTTGAATATGCCATGTTATTAGTGTTTAAATGCTACTTCAGTTGCCAATGATGTTGCAACACCATGTAATTTATCAGTAGGATTTTTAGCAATATATGCTACTTCTCCTGCAGCTAAAGTTACAACTCCTAATACTTCTCCCGCAGCAGATGTATACGTAATGGGTTGAATTGATGTTTTATTATTTAGTACTCTTACTAATTTAGCTCTTCCAACATTAGTCGCTGAAGCTAAATTAATTTCTGGTGCTAAGATTTTAATTATATTCATTTGTTTTCCTCTTAAATTAGTATTTATACTTCTTCAAGCCTAGACATAAGTCTTTCTGCTCTATTAGTAACCTGTTTATACCATCTAGAATCTCTTCCTTCGACAGCAGCTTCTTTCCAATCACCACTTACTAAAGCGGCATTATGTTTCTTGAACTTACTTAATCTTGTTCGGCCCATATTAAACATCATATTAGCAACTACTTGCTTAACTTCTTGTGGATATCCATCCCAACCATCGTGTAATATTTTACAATCATCTAGTACTGATTCTAAATCAGATTCGAATAATTCTACACATCTTTCTTCTGTGATTTCTGTTCCCAAAGGTTTTCCACTTTCTTCATCAGAATCAAGGATGAGATGGCCAATCCCAACAGTAGGAAGACCAAGATGGTCGTGATAAATTTCAAGTACTTTTCCTTCGTCTATAGTTAATTGTTCTCTTAATTGATCTACATCAATATCGTTATCTTTATTCCAAAACATATTTAGTTCCTATAAATTTCCATAGCTTGCACTAACTAAGCATCCTTCCCATCTATTATTGTGATTTGGTTGTTGCCAATAAGTATGCATATCGCCAGATTCTGTTTCTATATATACAGTTGGTACCGGCCCAGCAATATATTCTTTTGGTAAGTCCACTTCATCTACTCTTACCCATGGAGTTTCTGGTGTTATTTCATTCTCATATCTATGAGGAACTATTGGATGATCGCCGGTTATTTTTAATCCATCCATTAAAGTATAATACCCTTCTCTCATATGATCAATTATAACTTTTGTAACTTTAGTATATTGACCGTCTTTTGTTCTAACCATATCGCCAACAACAACTTCTTTTACTGGAGTAAAGTCTAAATTGTCTTTACCTTTTAACCAAACCTTCATATCTTCATGTAAGCAAAAGAACCCCCCACCACAATTTCTAACATAGGAGTGAATTGTTCTAACACTAAAGCTAGGTGTAGTATAGTCATAGTAACCACTTCTTCTAAATGTTAGTGAATAAGTATCTGTTCTATTATGAGTAGAGCTAGAACCTTCTTCTTTCTGTCCCAGGTATTGATGTTTTACTCCATAAGTAACACTATTACCATTTGCAGTCTGAAATGCATCTCGAGTTAATAAAGTTGCACCAGCAACAGATTGATAATCAAAATTATTAAACATATCAAAATAGCTGGCCGACCAATTGGTATTAGAATGATTTAATCTAATTTGATCAACGTTATTAGTTGTATAAGGACTTGGGATTTGTGCTGTTCCAACAGTAAACTGACTGGATCCCGCACCCGAACTGGACCCTGTTGTTGAATATTTGTAACTGGTTCCAGAAACTGCTTGTAATTTAATTATGTACTTTCCAGTAGTTGTACTCCATGTAACATAAATTCGATATGAAGTGCCAACACCTCCCATAATACAATAAACATCGGCTCCAGATTGTTGTAAAGCTGCAGTACTATAAGTACTACCATGACGCATACTTTGAGTATATGTTATACTTTGATTTTGTGTATGAGTATATCCAGCAAATTCTCTTATACCATGTGGAGCAGGTGTTGGAAGAGAATCAGTTAAAACTGGAGAATTACCACCAGTATATGCTATGGCATTAGTAGCTAAAGTAGTTAAACTTGTACTATTAACACTTGCTACTTCTGCATTAATATCAGCACTTAAATTTATATTACTAGTTGGTACTGCCATTACTTAATTATCCCTGATATGTGATCTTCAAAAGCCTCAATCTTTTCTGTACGATTAGGCCAAAGAATATATTCCTTTTCCGGATTCTTTTTTAAGTTTGAAAGTAAAGGTAAAATAGCATTATAAAGATTATTAAGCTTATCTTCCAATACTTTTACTTCCGCTTCTGTTGATGAAGCTTTTGTACTAATTTGTTGTACAGCTTCTAATTCACTTTCGTCTACTGCTGTAAAACCAAAGTCAAATTTTAATAAATCATCTGCCATAGTTATTCCTCTATAGTCTTATTTATAATATTTCGAACTTCTTTTCTATCGTTTTTCTTCTTTTTATCAATATGAATTTGAGTTACAGAATGAGAAGGTTGATGTTTACGAGCTTTGACAGTAGGCTTTTTCTTTCCAAAAGCAAGCTCCCAACCATCAGCATATTTTTGCTGGTCAGGACTTCTAGGTTTATCACCTTTTCCACCATGCCATTGTTTACTCATTACATCCATCCTTTTATAATATTTGCCATAATTAATATAGCACACATAAGATTTACTATTAATATAATTGTTCTTATAATTGTGATTTGATCTTCCACTGGTTTAGTATCTTCATCATTGAAAGATCCTAAAGCATACTTCCATATAGTCCAAATACGCTTCATGTTTTGTTACTATATAATACTCCAACTAAACTATCAGGAGTATTATCTACTTTATATTCAGTATAATAAACTGTTATTTCTTGCCAAGGTTTAATTGATCTAATTATAATCAGTTCTCTAAAATTTACATGTTTAAGAATAAAAGCATTAGGAGTTTCTGAATGATTAATAAATCCTCCCATTGGAGTTCTAATCAATTTGCCTTCCCATTCTACATGAGTAGTTCCTAATCTATCAGATGGCTCTAAATGCTCTTTTGCAAATAGACCCAATCCATCAATTTTACTTTCTTGGATCGTAACTCTATGATCCAGTGGCCGGTACGTACTCAATTTTAATTCCTCTTCTCACTAACTCATTTCTGCATTTCTGCTTTATTTTTGGTTTACCACTGTCATTATTAATATATTCAAACAACTCTTCTTTTGGAGTTCCTTTTATAAAGTAATTGTTTGTTTCGTATTTTCCAGTTTCTCTGTTCCTTACCACCTGGGATGGTTTAAATTTAGTAGGCATTATTTTCTCCTTAAGCTTTTAATGCTACCATCCTTTTTTACTCTATAGGCTTCGAACGTCACATCTGGATATTGATCCTTAAGTGATAGTAACGCATATAAATTTTCAACAGCATCATCAAATAATCTTATTCTTTTATATTTTCCAGTATCTAAATATTTTTTAAATACCACTTCTTTATTTTTTGCAGCATCATCTAAACCAATATTTCCAGCTCTTTCAATATAGACATTTTTCATATCTAATCCTTGAGCCTTAAAGGTATTTACGAATAATTTTTTATCATCCATATCTCCTCTAGCGGTTACAACAATTACTTTTGATCCAGCCTTTGTAGCATTTTTGATAATAAGTTTAGCCTTATTAATCATCTTTGCTATAGGCGTAGATGTTTTTGCAAATATTTTTGCAGACTTAAATTGACCATAGTCAAACTCTTCGCCAGGTTTTAACTTATAGTTATTATATTCTACATTATTTAAACTACCAACAACCTTTCCATCTCTTTTAATGTTTATCTTTGCTTTTGTATGGAATAAGGTTTCATCAATATCGAATATAGTTAAGCCTTTTCCAGCGGCGGCCTCAATTATATACTCTATTAATTCGTGTTTCATGTGTCCTTAAAGTGCTTGTGCAAAACTCCTAGTTTGTCTTCAGCCTCAGCTATTTTTGCTATTTGTGTTTCTATAGCTTCAACAACATCCGGATGCTCGCCAATACCGGCGGCATTCCTATGGTATACTTTCACGTTTGCTTTTGCTACTTCGATTTCGCCTTCTAGTTTTTTAACTAGAGCAACAAATAAATAATTCATATTATCTCCCAAATAATTTTCTACGTTTATACTCAGTAATAGTATTTATAAGTTCTTTTGTCCAGTTATCTCTATCTTCAATAAACACTTGAGTACCTTCATCTCCAGCTACAAACACTACTAATTGTTTCATTGGCATACCAGTTCTTTCTTCCCACATAATAGCATAAGCTGCACATTGCATGAAATAACCAGATATCCATTCTTTCTTTTTAAGTTTTCTAGAAGTTTTATAGTCAATAATACTATCAACTCCATTCCATTGACCAACGCAATCTACTCTTCCAGCAACTCCTAAGTGTTTAGAATATAATGGAGCTTCTTGACAATATACTTTTGTAATTGATTCATCAAGTATTTTTTGAGCATCTTTAAACGTTTGTATATTGTGTGGCATTACTCCTTCTAAGTAATCTGGATCGTTGTTAACATACTTTTCAAAAATATTATGAACTGCAGTTCCACGAGTACTTGCTTGTGTACTTATACGATTAGCTTCTTCTTCGCCAACTCGAGCTCTCCATCTTTGTATTGCTTCTTCACTTAAGATCGAAAGGACAGTAGTAATAGAAGGATAAGTATTCCCATCAGGATCGGTGTAGACTCTACCAGATCTAGAAGTTTGTGCAGTAAGGTCGTTATATCCGAGATCAATTGGTTCATGTTTAAATTTCATTTTGTTTTTATATTACCTCTTAGTCTAGGAGGCATTCCACTTTGTATTCTTTGTTGAACTTCTTTCCAACCATCACCAGCTTTTGTAAGTTTAGATTTAGTTTCTCCAATATTATTAATAACACCAATTTGTTGTTGCAAATCAGGATTATCTTTTTTAAATTGGTCTAAGTCTTTCCATGACATAGTATATTCTTTAACTTCACCAGTCTTTAAATTTTTAAAATCGTATCTAGGCATATGTAAACCACTCCGGTACTTCTCTTTTGGTCCAATCCATTTTGAACCTATGTTGTTTTGTTTCATAAAATTTACGATATGATTCAACTGGACATTCTAAGATACATTCCGGAAATGAAGACATTGCCAATTTAAATGGTGTCATCCTTTTTACCGGTATATTATCTGGTAATTTGGCCAAAGCTTTTCTTAGCTTAGTATCAGTTGAATGTGTTTTACCATATCTATATGTATATTCATCACATAAAGCAGTAAAATGGATATAGTGCCATCGATAATTATGCATTGATTCTCTTGTCCATACTGTAGATGGATGGTTAAAATGACATGCCTTATATAACAAATCTTCTCTCTCATCTTCCAAGTAAAAGTATTGGATCATAGATCCTGATTTCGATTTTCTTCGTTCCATAACACCATCAAGCATACGATGAACAGTAGATAACATTTGAGCTGATTCTACAATCATTTTAACTACGTGTTTATCACATTGCATTTGAGCTGCAATCACGGGATCATTGTCTAGTATAAAAATATTCATAATGTATATTATAACACAGTTTCATATAAATGTAAAGGTTTATTTGATAAAAAAAGGGTTAAGCTCCGGAACCTAACCCTTCCTGTTTTTTGGTTTGTTCTCCTCCTATGAATTTACAATTAAAGAAAATATCACAAAGTTAGATGAGATCACCTCCTTAGCTTTCGTTAGCACTTCCCTTCGTTCCATCTTTTTTCACTTTTGGAACTCTGGACCTTGGATTAGCCATTGGCTTCACAAGGAGATTGGGGAAGGCTTCCGCAACTAATGCTGAGGTTATTCCATTGTATTTACCCATAAGACTTTTCTCCTTCATATTAAGAACCAGCTCAGCCTCGTCAGAATGCAAAGATTCTAAAATGTCAACAAACATTTTTTCTCGGCGAACTGCAGGCAACTTTTGGCCTTTTCCGCCTTTTACAAACCATGCGAACTTACGTGCTACTCTATAAAGATTTGAATATTCAAATCCTCTTGGAGCGTCGTCTTTACGATAGGGTGGTTTTCCTTCGGGTAGGTCCCACACAACTGAATCGTCATAAGCACCTTTAAGTACTGTTTGCAATTGTATTGAACCGTTCTTGCGAAGATAATCAATCTTATCTTGCTTACTTTTTTGGTTTCCAGCTTCTGTTAATATTTCAGCTAGAGATAGTTTTTTAGCCATTGTAAAATTCCTCCACAACTTCAATGAGATTATTACATCTCTTTTTGATTAAATAATTTAATACTTTCATTTTCATAGCCGGCTTTTGGCCATCATATATATTAACTATATTATTATATATATCTTCTGGAATCTCATTGAGATCAATTAGACGTTTATTTCTATGAAAATTTCTTTTTATTTCTTCAGGCATGATAGATTCATCATCTATCCATGTATCAATTAAATTTTGTTTTAATGGTGTTTGTCTTATTTCATCAACGAAACAATTATCAGGAGATAGAATATTTGGTATACCATCACCTTTATCTCCACGACATATATGTTCAAATAAGTATTTTCTTGGATGCTTATCTACAACAGCTTTCTTTTGTATTGGTGAAAATTGTTTCACATTTGAAAACTTTTGTAACTGAATGAAATCTTTATCAGATGAAATAATCATGACAGGTTCAAATTTACCAAACTCTTGAGTTTCATAAGTAAGTGCACCAATAATATCATCAGCTTCGCAACCTTCTATATGTAATACCTTATATGGTAAGTTTTCTTTGATTTCATCTCTTACCAAATTAAGTACTCTAAAGATCTCTTGCCAATCAAGTCCAGAACTATCACGTCCTTTTTTACGACTTGCTTTGTATTCAGGATAGAAATTTTTACGCCATGTATTCATACCATCTGCGCAAATAACCATTTGTCCATAGTCATTTCTATATCTTTTGTTATACATACGAATGCTGTTAAGTATCATATGTCTTATCATTGCTTCATCATTAAGTTTTTGCACTATGATGTTGGATAGTGCGATCTGACTATAGTCAAGTAATATCATCTTGGTATTTTTCTAATTCCATAATACGATCTTTCAAAATATCCAAATCTTCTTGAAGAACATGTTTGAGTCCTTGGTCTCTTAATAGTGATGAAACTATTAAGTTTAAGACAACAAACATATCTCCTTTTAGTTCTGGATTACTGCCGTAGTCAAAATCTACGCCATATTCTTCTAGACCCGTTTCAATTAAATCCAAAGCATATCTTCCGAGGTCAATGGATTGTTCAAATAAATCGGCTGCAATAACATCATCATCCATTTCTTCTTGCATGAGCTGTGCTTGCCTAAGTTCTACAAAAGTATTAATTATTTTAGCCATTAAATTTCCTTCTTAATAGTATATTATAACACAGTTTTGAGTAAAAGTAAACTATTTTTTTAAGTTTTTTACGCTTGGTCCACCAATTTTACAGCTTATAATACCATTATAGTAATTGTCGGTAAGTAGAACTTCCCTTTCAAACTGCTCTTTAGCTTCATAATATGCGCATTCTCCTTTAGTTTGGCACAAATGAAGTATTTCTCTATGGTATATGCTATCACCAGCTACTTCTCTTTCTTCATTTAATACTCTATTTGAACCATAATAATCTCTCCAATCTGATTCAACATAGGTTATTTTTCTTCTTTTTCTTGATTTAGTTTTTGGTAGAACCTTTTTAGACCAAAAGAACTTTTTGCCAATATACTTTTTATTAGTAGCTCTATTTGTAATACAATATACGAATCCATACCATTCCTTTCCAAACCTTTCAAAAGTGAATGGTTCGTCTGGAGTAAATGTCATCCCCTGATATTTCCATTTATTTTCCCAATCCATATAGGTATTTATTCATCCCAGAGATCTTCTTCTTCAAAATCTATGTTATCAAAGTCTAATGGTTCTATTTCTTCTTTTACGCCACAACTTGGACAAAATATAGATTCTGGTTTATCTTCTGAATTTTCGTATTTTATTTCTACTGTTACGTAACAGTGTGGGCAATCAAAAACCACGGATGATCCTTTCGAATTCCGTATAGCCTCCAATAGATTCTCCATCAATTTTGATTTGTGGAAAGGTCCTTGCAGTTGGAAACATTTCTAACATTTTTTCTCTATCGAAATCTACTCCAAGCATAAATTTTTCATATTTGTGCTCAGACTCTTGTACAAATTGTTGAGCAATTCTTTCTGCCATATCACAATATGGACATTGTTCTTTACTATAAATTTCTATATTCATTTAAATGCTACTCCTATTAAAAACATTGCTAATCCCATAAATCCAAGCACACTTACTTGGATAATCGAAGCCCAAAAAACTTGTCTCATTGGATGAATATCTGTGATTTTTTCTATATTCATACAGATCCTATTTCATGATTACGAACAACTGTTTCAATAAGATGCCCTTGATTATTATAAGTGTAAACTATTTCAGTTTGTTTTTCATTATTAACTTTAACAGTTACTTGTTGATATTCAATATTTGGTTTATTATATTGAATTGGATATGTTGCACTGATTTCCATTATAGTGATAATCCTGATAGTGTCTTTTGATCGACGTCTTGTTTAACACCTCCAACAACATAAGAGCTAATCTCTGTTTCTTGTGGTGCAACCT